CCGCCACCAACACCGGCTATCGGTCAGCCGCCACCAACACCGGCGATCAGTCAGCCGCCACCAACACCGGCTATCGGTCAGCCGCCACCAACACCGGCGATCAGTCAGCCGCCACCAACACCGGCGATCAGTCAGCCGCCAGCGTAGAAGGGAAAGACAGTATAGCTATCGTAACAGGATATGATAGTAAAGCCAAAGGAGCTATGGGCTGTTGGATTGTATTAACAGAAAGAGGTGATTGGGATGGGAATACTTATCCTATTATAGATGTACAGGCGTTTAAAGTCGACGGAATATCAATTAAAGCCGATACATTTTATAAATTAAAAAACAGCAAACCTGTAGAAGCATAATAGCTTATGAAACAATATCAACTCCCCGACTACCTGATAAAATCTTTCCTTCGACATGTATCAAAAATTGTAGATCATGTAGAAGATAAAGGCTGTAGTCGGGTAGCTGATGCAGTTCGACTAACTAAGAAAGATTTAAAGAAAATTGAATCACTTATTTCCAAATAAGAAAAATATGGAACTATGAGAGTAATACATGTTCATTTGATCTTTAAAAAACAAGATCATTTCTTTGGTAGTATTTCTGCCATATTTGATTATTTGAGTGAAGATGATATTGGGATGGCAAAATCCACCCTTATTCATTCTTTAAGCTCCGACACAATATGTACGGGGAGAGCGATAATAAAGAGACGGGAGATACTAAGGTGTAAACATAAGTAGAACTTCATGCGGTTAATAATTTAGGTTTTCACCCCCTGCCGTTCGTGAGAATATGCAGGGTGTTTAGGGGCGAAAGGTAGTAGATGTATATTAGATTGGTTCGATTCCGATCCGCCCCACATTGATATTGAAATTATGGATTTTGGATATGATATTCCGGATTTTGAACCGGATGATTACGACAATTACAATTATGATTAAGAAAGACAGAGTAATAGGAATAGATCCCGATTGTGACAAATCAGGAGTTACAGAGCTTCATGTTAAGTCAAGGTGTTTAAACGTGACTAATCTTTCATTCCCTATCCTTGTTGACTACTTAAAGTATATAAAAGAGGATTTTGTTGATCGTCAAAAAGGATCTATCATAGTCGTTGTCGAAGCCGGCTGGATGAATGAAAGCAACTGGCACGCTACACGCTCCACTCCGGCTGCTGCAGCTAAAATAGGTCAGAATACTGGTCGAAACCATGAGGTCGCTCGCAAAATAGCTGAAATGGCAAGGCATATAGGACTGGAAGTTGACGAAATTAGACCTCTTAGAAAATGCTGGAAGGGTAAAGACGGGAAGATAACTCAAGAAGAACTATCAAAGATCGTTGGGGGATTGGATAAGAGGTTAAATCAGGATGCCAGGGATTCCTGCATCCTATCATGGGTTTATGCAGGATTACCAATAAAATTATAATATGGCTAAGAAAGAAATTACTCATGCAAGGTGTAGTGATTGCATACACTCTAAAGCGTTCTCAGAACTGGTCATTACCTGCAAAGAGAAGAAGGTAAACTTGGTTGCTAATTGCATAAGGGTATGTTTGTTGTTCAAAAAGAAATAACAGTTTACATGATTTTTCCTTTGGAGATTTAGTTTCATTGGTTATCTTTGCGGTGTCACAGTTACATACAGGCACTGCAAGCGAGCAGGCTAAGAGATAATAGAAAGCATAGGCAGTTCTATTATAATCCGTTCATATATCTCTGATGTATGTGGCTGTGACAAGTTTGGATTATGTAGAGCTGCTTTTTTGTTTTATTCATCTAATTGTCACAGCCAGATGAAAACTAAATTCTTCACATGGGCTACCGTAGCCCGTATCTACAACGCTATGCCACTTGGCGTATGCGAGTGCGAAACCATAGAAGACGCTAAGGGTTACACCAAAGCGTTAGTGTTAATAGTTATTGCGTTCTTGCTTGCCGGAATGTATGATGCAACCATTCTACAGGAAGGAGGTGCGTTATGAATGCTCCTACACAACGTCAGCAAACAATCAAGATTAACAAACTCATTAAAGCCAATGAGAATCTTTTAAAAGAGGTCGAGTTTCTTAAGGATCAGCTAAAATGGTCTCGTATCGTGTCTGCACAGGAAGCAGAATTGAAAAACGCTTGTTTCTTCTACCTTACCCATAAAGGATTATACACTGAATGGTACAACTGGCATAGTCGAAGGACAACAGAAAGGATTTTGGACGAAATCAAAAAGACATTTAAGTAAGTCTACCCTACTCACGTATTTACAGCCCCGGTTTCGACCGGGGAATATATTGTATTATCTAATTTTTTAATCCAAACAGATATGAAAAAGAAAAGAGGATTAGAGAAACTGACCCCTAAAGAGTATTCTCTATTGAATATCGTAGTAAATGGGAAGGTTGTAAGATCTTTTTATTCCGATGATGGGGATGTTATTAGAAGTTGCTCTCCGACATATAATCAAATGAAAACATTTTTCCAAAAACATAAAACCATCTATGCTCTTGATGGAACTGTCGTTAAACGTATGCCATTAGGAGGCAGAAGCCTATATTTATTTCGAGAAAGGCATGGCATAAGTTATAAAATAGCAAAAGCAATTAGCGAGGAGACAATGAAACTAAATAGTAGTATAAAGAAAAAGGTATTCAAACGAGATGGTAAGGCATGTGTCATCTGTGGAAGTTCTGAAAAACTCAATGTAGATCACATCTTACCTGTGTCAAGAGGGGGGCTTTACAATCTTGGAAAATCTTCAAGTACTATGCGAGAAATGCAATTTGCAAAAAAGAAATATGACAATGGATGAATTTGAGATATGGAGAAATAAGCATGGGACGAAATAAAAAAAACGGACTAGACTATTTTCCTTTTGATATCGATCTATTCCAAGACATCAGAATCAGGAAACTAATCAAATATCAAAGCGGCAAAGCGGTAACAGTATATGCTCTCCTGCTATGTATTATCTACAAAGATGGGTACTACTTGAGGTGGGACAAAGAGTTGCCTTTCATTATATCGGAACAAATCGGTTTTGAAGAGGCGTATGTGCTGGAAGTTATTAATAGCTGCTTGAAATTAGGGTTATTCTCTGAAAAATTATATACGTCCTCTGGAGTATTAACATCGAAAGGAATACAGGAAAGGTATAAAAAGATATGCGATTTATGCAGAAGAAATAGTGAAATTTCCGAATATTCGCTTATTTCTTCGGAAGAAATCGGTATTCCTTCCGAAGAAATGCCGATAAACTCCGAAGAAAGTACACAAAGTAAAGTAAAGAAAAGTAAAGTAAAGAAAAGAAAAGGAGATAATATCCCCCCTACCCCCCAAGAGGGGGACGTTGCATCTGGCAAAACTTGGAGAGATGATTTTGATATTTACCTCTCGGAAGTAACAGAAGCATTTGAAAAAATATCTTCCGACAAAGAGTTTATAAAAAACAGACAAAAATATCATCCAGAGTTGGACATCGTATTGTCCCTAAAAAAAGCATTTGAAGACTATTGGAGCCAAGAAGCCGGTTGGAAAAGAAAAAAGATCAGCAAGACCAAAAACATTGATTGGGTTAGCACATTCAAAAAGGCCTTAGACCAACCGCAAAATAAAGTCTATAAACAAAGAAATGTCAATCCGGAGCCGGAGCAGCTTACGCCGCTACAGGAAAGGTTTAGAAAATTCTTGGAGGACAATGGCCCTTTGTTGTTGAAAATGCCTTCACAGCCCACAGATCAAGAAGTTGAATCTCTTGCGAAGATGAATAAGAGTATGCTGACAGATATAGTGAGAAAAATAAACAACGACAGCTATATTACTCGCTATAAAAACAGTGTATACCAAACAATCATGGAAATTAAAAAGAAAGAGTATGGATAACAGAGTTATGCCGCATGACACAGATGCTGAAAAAGTAGTTTTGGGAACAATTATGTCCGATCGCAATGCACTGAACGAGGTGAGAGAAATATTGTCTCCTAATTGTTTCTATGATAACTTAAACAATCAAGTCTACAAAGCCATTATCGCAATAGACTCCAGAGGAGAAAGTCCAGACTTGATCACTGTCACAAACGAAATGAGAAAAAAGAACGAATCCGTCGATTTGTTTGCTATCAGTCAGATTTCGAGTTATCACACAAACGACATTTACCAACATGCAGCATTATTGCACGATAAGGAGAAAAGGCGCAGATTTATAGAAATCGGCATGACCATGCAGAATAAAGCCTTCAGCGAATCGGAAGATATCGTCGATATCATGTCAGAAGCGGAAGAATCCCTTAAATCCGTGTTCCAATCATCAAAAAGCAATATGTCTACAATTGATGATGCTGTACGTGAAGTGACAAAACAAATGGAGCTTAATTCATCCGGTGATAAAAAACTGACTGGAACCCCCACCGGATTCTCAAAAATTGACAGGAGAAGTGGAGGATTACAAAAATCAGACTTGATTATCATTGCAGCCGATACATCTTCCGGCAAAACGAGTTTATCTATAGCATTTGCTCTTTCTTCGGCTCGTTATGGGAACGGAGTGGCATTTTACTCTATGGAAATGAAGAAAGAGCAAATCGCCGCTAGGATGATCTCAATCGAATCAGGAATACCCGCAAATGAGATCATGTATTCACGCCTTTCACCGGAGCAATTCGACAGGATAGACAGAGGCATTGGAAAACTTGCCGGAAAACCTGTTTTTTTTGACGATAGAAGCACTTCTAACATTGATACGATACTTGCATCTATTAGAACAATGAAGCTGAAATACGGCATCACAGGGGCTATTGTGGATTACTTGCAAATTCTAACAGTAAACATGAAAGGGAGCAATAAGGAGCAAATGATGGGAGAAGCAGCAAGACGATTGAAAAATTTAGCAAAAGAACTGGATATTTGGATAATTGCTTTATCACAACTAAACAGGGATTCTATCAACCCTATCCCTTCTCTTGCCCGTCTTCGCGATTCCGGGCAGATCGGGGAAGCTGCGGATGTTGTCATTTTGATTTATAGGCCGGAATTATATGGCAAATTTTACCCTGAACCATTTCAAAATGCAGAAACGAAAGGAACCGCAATGATCGATATAGCGAAAGGCAGAAATATTGGCCTTGAGAAATTTATTGTTCAATTCAGCCCTAAAACAACTCATTTTTATGAAATGGATCAATCTTATAGACTTGTAGAAGAAAATGACGCTCCTTTTTAAGCGACCAATATCATGAAAATAAACGTATTCAACACCCAATGCCGTATCGGTAGCAAAGTCCGATACAAGGGTAAAATCAGAGAAGTGTATGACATCAATCGAATCACTCACGAACTGTGTTTATCAAGAAGTGCTAAATGGATAAGATGCACAGAAGTAGAATTATTAACTCATAGATATGAAACAATATAACAGTTGGGACGAAATAGACAAGGACACCGGCGGTCTTGTTACGAGTCTGACATATATCGTCCTATTCGTCAATGACCAAGTGTATAATTTCGAAATGCAGCTTTCCGATCACATCAAGGGATGCGGACTTTATCGCCAAAAGGTCAAAATGCTGGTCAACAGCATGGACCGCCAAATGGCCGCATACAATAGGCAAATATGCAGAACCGCAGGTGTAAACGCGGAAGCCATGGCCCTCATTACGCAGAGCATGGAGGACGATATCAAGCCTCATATAGATCGCTATGGATTTACCGTCAGCCAGGCATTGCATAATGCCGGATGCCATGAAGATTTGAACAAAGCCCTTTCCATTTGCTCTACGGTGGACATGTTATGCCAGACATCCCAAATTACCATCCGGGATTTCTTTACCGCCATAAGCAAATACGCCCCACTGGCTTACAATCCCCTTCGGTATCTCACCATGGATAAGATGCTGCACTTTGCAAGGGAGCTTACAGAGGTACTTACCCCCAAAGAGATACATGTGAATTTGAATGAGTTGCCAGAAATTGCAAACGCTTTTCAGGCCATAGCAAACAATATGCTTAGGGCGGAAGTATTTGAAAAAGCGTTTGAATCATGCGAAAAATGACAAAAAAGATGAAATATGAAAGATTGGATAGAAGAAGAAGAAATAAAGCGCCTCGAAAAGGAGCGCGACAGGAATTTGGCAATACACTGTGACTATGTGGCTGCTAAGTATCAAAGGATGATTGATAAGATTAAGATCAAGAAAGAAGATAAAAATTAAAAAGAATATGAATATGAACGAATTTATGACTATACCAGGAACAACTTATATTGTCACTCCTGATTTAAAAATAATCAACTCAAAAACAAATAAGGAAAACCGTTGTACTAATATATCTGTATTAATGGATGATGGCCTTAGGCACGGTTTTAGACGTGAACGCCTAATCTATGCGGCCAAAAACAATATTAACCCGTTGCATATACCTAAATATATTATTGTAAATAAAAACGGAGATGGGATGGAGAGGTATGATTTTTATAAAAAGCACAAAAGAGGGAGTGTAAAGTGTAGATATCCGTTTGATGTTAATGAGTATGAAAAACTAATTGATTGCCTGAAAAAAAAGGAACGTCCTTTATTTATTATGAATTACATTAAAGATATAGAAAATTATTGCAAGTTTCATTTGGAGGTATCGAATGAAGAAGCGTACGAATTAAAGAAGTTAAATGAAAGCGATAACAATTAAACAGCCGTGGGCAAGCCTTATCGTGTCCGGGCTGAAAGATATAGAAAACAGGACTTGGAGCTGCCCTAAGAAATACTTAGGTAAGAGAGTGCTGATTCATGCAGCAAAGACCTCAGTTAAGGAGGGATGGAGCGCACTTAACGGAATGCAAATAAAGAAAGTTTCCAAACACAAGGACAAACTTTACGGAGATAATGAAGATTTGCCAAAAGGCGCAATCATCGGCAGCGTCGAGATAGTGGATTGCGTTCAGAATCACCCCTCGCTGTGGGCCGAAAATGGCGTGTGGAACTGGGTGCTGGCTAACCCTATTTTATTCCCCGAACCAATACCGGCTAAAGGCAAGTTATCTTTCTGGGAATATGATAAGATTTTAGAACCTGTGTCTGATGGCGATCATAAAATTTGCATGTGCCGTATATGCGTGGATGAAAAAGTTCAGGTGATGAGTATGGGGAATTATTTTGTATGTAAATATTGCGGTGGACGCTGGTATAAGTAAATCTATAACAAAATGGAATTGAACATTATGGATAAAACGAAATGTATCACTTGCGATCCGGTAGCACAAGAAGCATTGCCGGATCATATTAAGGCTAAAATGAAAGCTGCTCGAGATAAAGCCAAATTAGAGGCATATCATAAGCAATGCCCTTGCTGGAACAGTCACAACGATAGTTGCTATGATGATAATTGCCCTTGTGATAGAGATTGTGAGTATATGAAAAGTTTCAATTTAAATATAAAAGATTTGAACGAAAGTGAAAGAAAAAGAAATCAAACAGAGACTTCTTGATGAGATATCCGGATGGTTTTGCGAATCTTATTGTTTGTATTACGGCAACAAAGACTATTGCGACACTTGTCCTATCAAGGAAGAAAAGTACTGGCTTGTACGTCCCAAACCTACCGCGGCAGAGAAACGGATAAAAGAAATCCAGTTCTGTGATAACTGCGTGCATTTCTGCCCGATAGAAGAAGGAGAGAAAAACAAACCCAACGAGGAACTATGCGAGTTTAAACGTCCGTTGCGCTTTCGTCTTGGAATAGATGACTATACCGGTGATGACACCGGATTCTTTTGTCCGGGATGTAAAAACTTCAAAAAAAAAGAAATTTAGCATATGATACCCTACAAAACCAGCCGGGAGTAATCCCGGCTAAAACAACTACTTGATGAAGGAATGGGAATCGTGTGCTTTGTGGATTATATAACAGCATGGAGAGCGCCGGACGATCCCCCCCCTATACGTGACGTCTACAAGGCAATGAAAACAGGTGAAGGTGATTATGAACTTTTCTCTCGAGGAGTTGGATATGCTTCCTATTGGAGCAAATATCACAAATTTACATTTGAGAAACTGATGAAGGAATGTAATGTCGAATTTATTGAACCGGATAAACAGATTTGATAAATCCTTGTTAATATACGAATTTACAGTAGGCACATCAGCCTCCTTAGCCGGCACACCTTCTCATTGAAGTTGACCGGCTCAAAGTCAAGGGAGTCAACCAGGCGGTCAATCTCGAGTCTGGCTGACTCCCTTTTTAATTTTCTTATTTCTTTTTTATTCGCTTTACGCATAGCTTTTCCCGTTTATGTTTGCGGCAATCGCATATAAACAACTGCACATCCTCGTACAACATCCTACCTAAATAACCGGCCAAATACGCCACTTCTTCACCTCCTATAGGCATTTTAAATGCCGTAGCTATATGATCCTCCAAATGGCGGCATTCGTGCTTTAGGGAGTTTAAAAACTCTTCCGGGGACGAAGTCTTGCTTATGACCATTACAGATTTCCGTAGCTTGTAATTGGAGTACGTGACACCGGTATCAAGTTTGCATGACACCAAATTATTGTAAGCCTCTCTTGCCTTGTCTTTCGGACAATCTATTGATTTCAACAAACCTATGATCTCTTCCGTATAATAGCAGGTGACACGATAAAATATATGCACCTGCCAATCGTACTTCTTTATGTATAGGCCTCTTCTTATCATATTTACATCATTTCATCCCAAATAATAGGCGTTCCAGAACCGATGCAATCAGCGTAGAAACGAGTAAACACAATACCATCGTAAGCATCCGGATCGTCGCAAACGTTCTTCACGTATAAAGCAGCATATTGATCATGGGGAATGGAGGAACCAAGAAAATCAGCCTTGCACATATTGGCTACATACACATAGTCATAGCCGCCTTTCTTCTTTACATCGACGTTATATTTTTTAAGCATTTCGTCGATCTGCTCTTTTGTCCAGGGCTGTACCTTTATTTTCTTGCCAGTTCCATCTTCTTTTTCCATCATGGAAATAGCCCAATCACACATAGCCTTAGAAAAATGCCAGCCATATGCGCTTAAATAAGCTTTCATCCCCGAAGGAAAATCATCGTACATATCTAACCTCATATCTTTACTTTTTTAAGAAGGGGCACAATGTCCCCTTCTGATTTAACGTCTGCGTCTGCGGTATTCCCCGGCATACCGTCCGGTTCCTCTCACGCCGCGCCTTTCACCGAAACCTTCTCCACCGCGTCTCCACATATCGCGGAATTCATCGTCGTCGTCATCGTCATCGTCTCGGAATCCCATACCGCCTTCCATTGCTTTTCTCTTGCCTTCCTTGCAACCAAGTTTATAGGCTTCTTCTATCGCTTCCATCAAGTCTTCGTCTTCATAAGCATCGAACTCTCTGAAAAGCTCTTCTAGTTTTCTATTTGATCCCATAATTATTACTTTTTAGTTGTTTCCTTAACTCCAAGCTGTTGCATCAATTGCTTGTTTAGCTCCATAAGTTCAGACATGTTCTTGCTCATATCAGACATCTGGGCCTTAAGGGTGTTGATTTCCTGTTCTTGACGTTGCTTTTCTGCAAATTCAGGATTGATCATTGTCAACATCTCATCGCAGGATGCTATCACGCTGAGGTCATAGTCCCGACTGTTAACCCTATCCAATCTTTTTTGTTTTATCATGGATATTTCATTATTCATCGCATCGCGGGAACATGAGACAACAAGATTCCCGTTTTGCCCAAAGTCGGCTATATCACTACCGGAGGGAAGATTCTGAAACGTAGTGTTCTGACCATTAATATTAGCCACGACATCTACGACCATCTCCATCTGAGGTATCTGCCCCATGGGAGCGGGCATAGGATATTTAGGCTTGGGTGCAGAAACGCTTACCACAGAACCAATCTCTATGAAATGTTTGGCTTCCTTATGAAGAATATACAACTGATTATTTACTCGAAGATTCTGAAACATGATTGTTTGATTTTAAAGGAGTGTGGTTATTGCAATTTTTACAACAACCACAGAACTCCATGTTAATTACTACTTGCTTCGCAAAGAAGCCGTTTCTGCTGTAGGAGCCGGAGTCGTTGTCGGTCTATATCCACCATTAACAAGATACAATTCGTTCGTGTATTTGTTGTAATGGATCTCATAGATACCCGGACCGGCAAGGTTCTCTACTCGCACAGGCACATCGCCGTAAGCCATCAACGGTCTCGTGTCCCCGTTCGTCCCTATCAGAATGGGCAGTGTTGCTGTTGTTCCAGCCGGGATAGCTTGACGGATATTGACATAGAAACCGCCTACATAATCCCGGTTACGAAACGCATGGTTCGGAAGCTCTAATGTCACGTTCTCCGTCCCTACCGTCACAGCCACCGTTGGCAAGGTGTTAAAGTTTGCCCTGCCAAGTGAAGGGAACGGAAAAGGAAATCCTGTAAAAAAGTTAGGCCACATAATTACCTCCTTTCTTACCCGGATCAACCCCAGTAGTTATTGCAACCACATCCGTAACCGCCGCGTCCATAAGCCGCGTCACCGGCATAAGCACCGAAAGCGGCTGCACGATAGGTTTCCGGGTTATACACCTGCAACTGTGGATAAGGAACGGATACCGTTGGAGGCATCTTGCACTTGATACCGTCTACATCACTTTGCAATGCCTGCAAGCCGGCTACCAACGGCGCGATCTGCTGACCGAAGTTGCTCAAGATTGTTGCATTCTGATTACGCTGAGAGATTTCCCCCTCCAAAACTGCAATTCTTGCATCCCTTGCAGCAAGGGCTTCCTGCTGACGGCGTGCCTCTGCGGCATCCATCTTGGCTACAATAGCCTGGAATCCTTCACGGTAAGCGTCCGACAAAGAACGAGTATTCCCTTCCATTGTACGTGTAAGCGTATTCATGTTTTCGCAACTCGCTAAGCGACTTTCATACCCCTGTCGTTCAATCGCAGTCTGCGTTTTGCAGCAACAATCGGCTAATTGAGCAGAAATAGATTGATTGCCCTGCATAATTGCAGTAATGATACTGTTGGTATTCTGTCCCATCTGATTGCCTAGACCGCATATTGCCTGAGATACAGAGTTAATACCAGCAAGGATTTGGTCTGAAGATAAATTCAACGCCTGGGCAAGTGATGCGATGTCCACACCGTTGCGATTAAGCATTTGCATAATCATGTCTCTTCCTTCATTGGCACCCTGATTGTTGTTTCCTCCAAAACCGAAGTTGCCGTTGCCAAAGATAGCAGCAATCACAATCAACGCAATAATGTCCTGAAAACCGCCGTTGTTCCCGAAGAAACCACCGTTACCGCCTCCACCGTTCATTAATCCCATGAGGTAACCTGTGTCAATACCCCTGTTCTGCAAAGACGGAAGGATTGATGCAAGCAAGCCGTTACTCGCTCCACCTGCCCCGTCTTGATTAAATACATAAGTTTTTTCCATTGTATTTTAAATCTTAGTTACGGTCAATATCAACCGCATCGCAAATGTCACAAAACAGTAATTGTATTGAATGGTAGAATGTTGTAGGCTTGTTGTAAAGTTGTTGTTAAACTGTCTGATTTTTTTACTTGTTCCCTTATCTTTTCTGTATTAGCCTCCTATAAAAACTATGCAATGTTTCTTCATAACAAATATATTATCTTAATTTACAAACACCTTAATGGCATATCAAGCGACTCACGTATATTCCTAACTATAACCTTTAGCAGATAATTTCTGCGTATTCTGTCAGGGTAGATATTTTTCAACTTGTTGATCGATTGCTGCGTAAATCCGGTAAATGACGATATTTGAGATTCACTGAATTTATATTCAGATAGTATAACAACCATGATACCGCGTGAATCAACAATATCACTTCGTTTACACTTTGACAGTATCAGGTCTTCTGATACTTCTGTCTCTTTAGAGACAATTCTTAATATTTTGGCAAAGATTTCAGATTTACACATAATGTTTGAATTTTAGTTATATCTTTGCCTTCGCTACATAAAACTTATCGCACATAATGCAACAAAAGCATAGACATTCATGTTGAAGATATTAAGTCCCCAACGTGCGAGTGTCTATGCTTGTGTATCAGTTTTATGTAGCAGTTAAACGTGATACGTTGGGGGCTTTTATTTTACTTCCCAGCCCCATAGGAAGAGACTATGAACAAAAGTCTACTTACCAAATTCTATAATATAGGCCTACTCCTATATACGGAGAAAAGCCATTCTTGCCTATTCCATATCCACCTATTACCCCTAATCCCCAGCGACGGTCTTTCTGGTGTACAATCTCTCGTTTATGATAAATTATCATCGAATCGAGATTGGGTCTATAACCGCTAACTACCGCCCTATACAAATCTGTCTCATAAACCTTTCTCTGGATTGGTAACGGGATATAAATCGTGTCAAGTACCTTTACCGTGTCACCCTTCTGATAAACGAAAATCGGGTAAGGTAGCTCGATTTCCTCTACATCAAGAATGTAAGAAGGTTCGGGAACAGGTTTGTTGATCGTGTCTGTTTCTTTGACTACCTCTATTTGCTTTTCTACCGAATACCTTCCGGCAAAGAAACAAGCAAAACAAAGAGCTAAAACAGATATGGCATACCAGGCTTTCATTTCTTGATGATGATCTGTTTTCTTTGTTCTCCTTCTAGCTTTAGCGAAACATGAAGGAAGTTATTTTTACGGTATAGGATGGCCTGATCGAACGTCAAACCGGAATCTTCCAATACTTCCAATAAATCACCGGCCTTTCCATCAATACTCAAATCGGCTGCTTCCCCTTTTTGATGTTGAGATGTAGGGACACCCCCCACTGCCGCATTCAACTCTGGGCATCTGTAGCCTGAATTAATGGAGATAGGCTTGCCGATAGCATCCCGTAATGGTTGTAGTAATTTTGCACACAGATTGGTGATAGCCAGTTTCTCACGCGATCCCGGATCATTCTTTATTCCTTTTGCAATAGCAGTATCGCTATGCATAAATTCTTCCAATGTAAAATTCTCTGTTATATTCATTTCCTATCCTCCTTTTTCTTTACTGATTTCATATATTCTTCAAGATAATTTACTTTACTTAGAAACTTAACCGATCCAACCCAATACAAAAAGGCTATAACTTTATTGTCTGGATATACCGTGTGCATGTTTTTCAGTATATTCAGACCATAACAATACACTACTACCCACGTTATCCAACTGACAAAGGCTTTTGTACTGTCTTTATCCTGCTCCATCATTATACCAATCCAAAAAGCAATAAGCAGGATCAAAAGGTAAATCAGAAGATAGATTATCGTCCTAAAAAATTTACTTTTCCTAAAACGCAAATCATCGGCTGCCAGCCCCCAGAACATATCTATGGTAGCCATTACAGGTATTACTATAAGAAAATGCTCGATAGGTGCGAAAAAATCTAACATTGAAGCAATTACCGCAATAGAAACAGCCTGTACCCAGCCGGTAAAATCTTGTATATATGGAATTAATCTTTGCATAATATCACATATTGAATAACACGGTAAAATAAGTGGATAATAAGGCAGCTATCTCAATCCAGAACATCGGCTTGCTCTGGTAGAACTTATACCAAAATGTGCCCTCTTTTTCTTTGGCAATGCTTAATGCAGTATACCCTACATAGGCAAGCCATACTAACAACATTGGCCAGAGGTTCAATGCCACCCAAAGTTGTGATCCGACAATACAGATGATTGCTCCAGCAGAATGTATCTTGCTCTCATAATCATCTTTGAAATTGGGAGCTGAACCAACAAAGAACATGCCAGCACAGGACAGAAATGCAATCCATTCCGTGTTTGGTTTACTTACCTCCAATATTGCAGGCATCAATAAACCGGCAGTCAGCCACATCGTTGCCATAAACCACAATTTATGCTCCAGATAGTAATAGGTAGCACTTATGGAATAAGGTACACCCTTAGTCTTTACACACACGGCAGCCGTGTAGGCCGCAATAACAAGCATTGAAATAATCGTCAAAATAGTTATCATACCAATCTTACATTTATGTTAATCAATTCTTTCAAATGGGCATATACCGGATTAATCGTACCATAAAAGCAGTAATATTTCTTCCTTACGCCGTCTTCCATTTCCGTATAATACTTCCCCTGTTCAAGCGTCATGCCTGGCGCATAGAGTTTGGGATCGTATTCAGTCCCCTTGTGATTTTCGTCCATGCGCTCATAAAGAGCAGCCGTATCTACCGAAGGAGGATATATTTCGAGAACCGGATTTATCGGTTGCCGGACTTTCCATAACCAGTCATCGTTAATTACCCGGTTGCCGGTATCCAACTTCCCGTTAATAAATTCTTTCCATTCCGCATGTGCGTATTTGGCACTAATCGCTTCATCATCCGTCAGTGACATTGCAGACACAGATTTACGGGTGATACGGGATAACTGCTTCTCTGAATCGTGCGTTTCCGTGTAGTTTACGGCTTCCTGTAATTCGGCTGTTGTTCTATGGATTACATCGGGGTAGCCCGTCACCTCAATCGCTTCTACATCTTCCACTGTCTCGGCAGCTTCAATATCAGAGAGTAACTTTTCTGATAGACCTATACAGATATCATTGTAGTCTGCCATCTCATTGAGAGCTTCCAATAACAGATCTGATTTATACGATTTCCCGTTTACTTCAACCGTATCTTTTCGGGCACACTGGTCTTTTAGAGACAAACGGTCGTATGTATATACATCGTTGTCCTCTATGTAATAGTGCCGGTAGTCGGTGTTGTAGACTTCCTGACGCTTCAAGTCTTTTGCAGTTTGAAGTTTTTCTTCCGGTGTCGGTTCGGGAATAGGCGTCAATTGCATATTGAACACTTCTTCTACGGATGCACCTTCGTTTGCCTCTTTAAAGGCAATCTGTTCCTCTGTCAGCAAAACGTACTTCCCTGCAATATAATCCTCCCATGTCGTGCCGATATCGTTGTTATTGGCATCAATTTTTTCCGGCATTGGGACGTAGATACGTACTGCATCCTTTTGTATATATATATAATTATCCATATTATTTATATTT